TGAGGACAATAATTGTTTATAGGGCTCAAAGGGTAAGAGCGATATAATATTTCCACTAATCCCTTCACTAGTGGATAAGAAGACTAATTATAACCCCGTTAAGTCTTGGTAAGGGAGGTTAGCAAATGCTCACCGATTTATTTATTATAACAAAACTTTACAGATTATGTGGGAGGTAGTGTTGGTTCCAACACATTTTTTCTAACGTAGTCTGCAAAAGACCATCCCCAATCCCATACATGCATCTTATAGTGTTCTGGTTTTAGATTCTTCAATCCCATTGACATCTTCAACCTCTTCACCCAGAAAGCATTGTTAGCATTAGAATCTACATCACCTATAGTTCTACCCAATGCTACCTTGTTTACATAATCTTGAATGGATACTATCTTACCGTTTCTTTCCATCAAAGTAGGATCATAATGCCAATCTCCTTCATGTAACATAGCATGATTATTTTTTTCAGGATCCCACCTAGTCTTATCATATATTTGTTGATGTGGTTTTACTCTGAATATCTGATGCTCATCTTGTATCTTTGTGATAGGTCTTATCTCTGCTAAGAAATCATAACACTCTCCAATAATTTCACTAAGAGTACTGTACTCATTGAAACGACCTGCTTGTGGGTGTCTCTTTGTCCTATACCTCTTAGCTTCAGATGATGTAAGATCGACTCCTATTGATTCCCAATCAGGAATTGTATCCCATACAACACCTGTCAACTGTCTAGCACAATCAAATGATATCTGATCTCTATTGGATCCTATCAAAGAATACTGCCACCACAGATCATGGAACTCAAACATCTCTTCTGATATTGCTCTCCATATACATGTAAGCACAGGTGAGCAGTAACTTGTGAAGTCGTAGTTTACTTTCACTAAAGCATTAATAAGTTCTAACAACTCCTCTTTAGTATTATAGTTCGTAGCAAAACATTCCATCACCTCATTGTGGAATGTAAATCTATGTGGGTGTAGCATATGTGTAAGTGCTCCCCATCCACCCATACCAGAGTAAGGATTCCTATTCAGTATTTCTTTGCACTGATCAACCCACTCCTTTGTATGCACATAACATCCATCCAACCATACAGTCTTAGATCCCACAGGGAATAGTTTGTGTGGACATAACTTTGCAAAGGCAGACAACCTTCTAGGACATGCACCTGCCTCTTCTAATACATGTGCTGGTATCTCTCTAAACTCCCATGGTCCTTTCTTATTTACTTTACCATCAGTAAAACAAACATACTTTACATTTGGATCATAATAGTTTTCATCAGGAAACTCATCATACCAATTAGTAATTGATGTGTATATGATTATCTGATCTCGTGTCTCATCATCCCATGCAATAGCATAGCTATACTTACCTGCATCACCAAAGAAATACTCACCAGTTATTCTGTCAGTTCCAGATCTATAATACTTTTCCCAATCATAAAGACCTGTTAGTTCTGTTAGTAAGTCTGCAAACTCTGTGGGATCTACTGGATCAGCATACTCATAGTCACCACACCTATTCTGATCAGTCTGTGTAAACCAAAGACCTTCTGGAGAACCATCAGTAAACTTATCAAGAAATAATCTAGAGTCCTCATGGTCATACTCAATACCAGATAACTGTAGTGCTACAGAAAATGATAATTGATCTCTTACACCACCCTTACTATACCACTGCCACCATAACTTATCAAATTCTTCATTCCTACTACTACGCCATATGATAGTACACAGTGGAGAGAAGTACTCTTCAAAATCAAACTGGGTTTCTGATACTAGAGTAGTAAACTCTAATAACTTATCACTACTAACCCATCCTCTACTAATATACTCTGCACACTCTTCCAAATAACTATGCTGATGTGGGTGCTGCATTATAAAGAACTTATCTCTAGATAAGATCTCTTCACTCAACTTCAGAAACTCTTCGTTGATTAGATGTAACTTAGATGCATCAATGTATATGTTTGGTTGATCAAACGGACATAGTATCTTAGGTTTTCTTGATGACCTTACTGGATCACCAAGATCTTCTATGATTCCACCTGTCCATGGTGCAGGTGGATTCTCTACACCATAAACAACATAAGTCGGACCTTCAGGTAGATCAGTACATAGATCCACATAGTCATCAGTAATACATGTATAGATTAGTAAGTTCATATAATATTATACACCTTCATATAAAATTCATGGTCTGGATACTCCGTATATAGTTTTGGACTCATACCTGTGATATTACCCAACTCTTCTAAGAACTCCTCTTTACGTAGGTATTGTTTTAGATCACCTCTTTGTGGATGCATACCCAATCTACCTTTCTTATTATAATATCCTAATGGTATGCCAGCATCGCCTCTATTCTCATACACAGAAGGTAATCTAATTTTAGAAAACTTCAACGCTGCATCAAAAGCAATCTGATCTCTATTGCATCCAACTAATGACCAATCATACCACTGTTTATTAAATTCTCTCATCTTAGAAGTCATAGTTCTCCATACAATAGTTCCTAATGGACTACCATATGTTCTGAAGTTATAGTTTGCTTCCTTTAGTTTCTTTGTTAGTTCAACACCATCTTCGTAACTAAAAAATGCACAAGTAAATCCTTCCAACATCTCATCAAAGTATGAGAACTTAGAAGCATGTCTTAGCATAGTAAATGGAAAACATTTCTTACTTCTTACTATAAACTCTCTAGTATGTTGGTAGCAACCATCAACCCATATAGTATTGGTTCCTGGTGGGAAAAATAAATGTGGATTAGCTTTAGGATAGAAAGATAGTCTCCTTGGGCATTCTATATCTACATCCAGTTTTACATACTCCCATGGTCCTACCGTAGTATCTACAGTGCCATCATGAAAACAAACATACCTTACATCAGGTGAATAATAATTATTCTTGGGAAATTTATCATACCCATTTGTAATACAAGTATAAACAACCATGTCTTTTGGTTGAGTGATTGGATTCAACTCAAAGGGAGGGTATCTAACACATGCATACATCTTATTCAATGTAAACTTATCAGCATCCTCATCAAATATTACACCTAATTCATTCAACAAATCAACTTGAGAATCTAATGAAGGTTTATCATGCATCTCATAAGACTGCCAATATTCTTTCTTTCTATTAGTTCTCTCCATCTCAGCTTTGATCTTTACCCTACGTGGTTTAAAGATCATAGGAACTCTATACTTATTAGACATAACAAATTCTGCTATGGCACTTGATACCTGATCCCTATTGACACCTAAATCGTACCACTGTCTCCATATTTCACACCACTTAACCACTTCAGGAGTTAGCACTCTCCATATAACACTGTTGATTGTCTGATTATATTCATCTAAACTATATCCTATTTGTTTTATTTTATTTGCCATCGAGATGATCTCTTCTTTAGTAGAGAATCCCATCTCATATAACTTTCCAAACTCTGCTAGTAATGTTCTCTTTGAAGGATGTTCTTGCAATGCAAAATCACAATCCTCAAGTATGATCTTTGACTCGGTTACTAATGACTCTGTTATTTCATAAGATGCATCAACCCATACTGTAGGTTCACCTGGCTCAAAATAAAGATGAGGTAAATGTTTAGGATGATATGATCTTCTTACTGGACAAGCACCAGATATAGTGAGTGGTATATATTCCCACCCCTCTGCCTCTGGTTCTACACCATCATCATAGAAACAAACATATCTTACATCAGGATCTTTATATGGTTCAACTATCTTATCGTAACCATTGGTTACACATGTATAAAAAGTAATCAATTTAGTTTATCCTCAGGTGTCAATTTACCAGATAACTCACCAAGAGTTCTGTTAGTCACATTACCTGGTTCTCTTGAGAACCAACCAGTAGCAATGTATTTAGAATCCTTACCCGTAAGAAAAGCACCTCTATGTACATGAGTATATGCTGCTGGCCACAGAACTATCGTACCCTTCTTAGGTTGAAATGACTGCTCTTGATGATAGAAGTCTGTTGCTCCACCACTCTCGTAAGGAATATCATTTAGATATATCATCCATGTAACCACTCTGTCACGATACAAGAAGTTACCATTCTCACAATGCCATACATGATATCCACCACCAGGATCTGTTCTCTGTATCTTACATGTCCATGAGGACACAGGATCTGCTGCATCAATTATACCCTTATACTTTTTAGCATAGATCTCAAAGGCAGCACCAACAGCTTGGTTGATCTCCATAGCATATGCTGCATCAGCAACCTCCATGTATAGTTGATGATCCTTTCTACCCAATCCACCCTGAGGAAATTGTGATGTACCATCACCCCATTTGTTTATAGTTTCTTTGTCAGCAATCACATGCTTCTTACCATACCAAAATTCAAATGCCTCTACAACTTTATCACAGAACTCCCACCTCAAAAAGTTCTCGAACACACCGATGTGTCCATGGTCTACCATCTCAGTAAAATCAGGTTGAACTAAGCCTTCAGGAATGTTGCCCATTTTGAACCTCTTGTATGCCTTGGTTTATATACACTTGTGGTGGTATTCTACCACAATATTCATCTAATTGCATCACTTCTTCTATCTTTACATCAGCACCATTCTGTTTCCAAAAATCTGTTAGAGCATTGTTACTTCCCTTATGGAATATATCAATGTGTTCTGTATGAATCGCAGACCCCATGTCTAACCTATAGTTGAACAATGGAGTAGAGTATCCTTTACCACTATCAAGTATCAAGTCTTCCGAGACTGCTCTTGGTCTGATGTTTTGGTCGAGCTTCCATTGCGATCCCCTTTGGTGTAACCTGAGGAGCTTAGTTGCATGATGACGAGTAATAAGGTAGCAAGCAGCAGAAAAGTCATTGATATATCTATGATGTAATTTTAATGTTATCCCATTAGGATTTATTATAGTCAACTGTAAAGTATCAAAGTTTATTGGCACTCTCTTACGAACATCCTTCCACTTGAAATCCCAGTGCCTTGCTGTTGATAGATCAATATCATCTTCCATGATCATGATCTCATCAAGGTCTGTCTCATTGACAAAGTACTTGATAGCATTGAGGTGTGACATAACACATGCACACTCACCATCATTCATGTTATGGGGTACAGTACCCTTCAAGTACTCTTCGTATTCACCGCCATCAACAGCAGTAATACGTTCATGATCTTTTATATCCCAGTAATCAAATTGCTCTTCCATATATTCCCTGCGTTCAGGGAACCTGTCAAGGTTGATCCATAATACCTTAGGAAGACCTTCTAGTTTAAAGACTGATTTATTTTTGTCCATTACGAACCTTCAGGTAGTCAACGTTTTCATAATACTTTGTCAATCCTTTCTTACCTTTGAGTTTCAACTCTTCCCACAAAGATTTGTTGTCTTCAATGTATGGATTGTTGAACCAAGAGTTCTTAGTTCTACCATGTTCTAGATGAAAAATAAAATCATTTATTCTAGCAACACTGGATAGCATATTGAATCTAAGGAACCTTTCATCATCCTCATATCCATAAGCAATGAAGTTCTCATTCTCTCCGCCCAGTCTCTTGTACTCTTCAGTGTCAAAGAACTGACAGAAACCATACTTAGCATCCCACTGTCTGATGTGACCCTCAAATGATTTGAAATCAAATCCTGAGTTGATAAACTTGGTTACCTCCTCATCACCTACATGCAGTTGATGCTGATAGTTGCCAAACCCATAAGGGTACACCAACTTAGGTGGTATAGAATCTTCAGTCTCTTTATGCTCATTGACTATCATGTTCTGAGCATACACATATGATTCGATAGGTAAAAGTATATCACTATCATAGTTGACAGTGACTGGTGTCTTCACCTGCCATAACATATCATTTAGTAACCTTGTCCTATGGAAAGTAAAGTCACTTGTCTTCTCGAACTGATGATCTATCCTACACAACTTCTCATAAGGAAGAACCTGTTCCAACATAGGAACAACACGTAGATCAAAGATAGGTTCAGAGTCATACTCTTTTATTATTACATTAGTATCAAAGTTACTCAGTAAATATATCAAGGATGTGGTAATGTTCCTCATCCTATCTGCTGTCTCAATCCTAAGTGGTATTATAAAAGTACACTTAGTAAGATCATATGATGGTGGTCTCTCTGTCATACTACCTCCCAGTTATCACAGTATAGATCTGAAGTATCATGTGCTGCTGTGTATCCAGTACCAAACCATTTCTTTGGAGCAATGATTCTCTTGTCTGGATTCTTACTCAACCATGATCCCCACCATGAGAATGATGAGTTAGCAATGATAAAGTCTGAACACATAGACATCATACACAAGTCTGCAAGATTGTCACCACCTTCTGAGATAAGGAACCTGTCGTCAGGGAACTCAGTAGTACACCATTCAGGATCGTCAGTAAAAACAACCACTGTACGATTGTTACTAAAGTTTGACAGTGCAGTATCATAGTATTCTTTTGTGCATGGTGGATGGTTATCTGAATTTGTTATATAATCTCCTCTACGAACATGTAATGCTATTGGATTATCTACGGTATCCATCATCTCCTTACATGGATTATAGATATCATTCTTGAACTCAAAATCTTCTCTAATACTATCTTCTATATGTTCAAACCATTTAGTGCTTTGAAGATATCCATAGACATTATGTCCGTCGGGCATAGTATCAAATAGATTAGGATCATAATGAAAGTGTGCCTCCTGTACATAAGGACCAGCACACGTTCCAATATTAGTAAGACTCTTTAGTTTGAATGCTTCAAACAACTGATGATCTTTCCACTCATCTTTGAAATCGCTAGGAGGTATCATAAAATCAAAACCACGATGAGCAGCAATGCCTCGTAGTCCTGCATACTGGAACATCTGGTTACCCAGTCTTCCATGTCTTCCTAGGTGGTTGAATCCTATAGTCATGTTGAATGTTTCTTCTTCAAGTATTCAATCTCCTTTGGCAGGAGGTGTTCGTTTGACCTTTGAGTTTGGTTCTTATGTTCTCTATTAGAGATGTGATAATCCTTTAGTACCAAGGGTTCTCCATGATATTTATATAGTCTGTAATACATATCACAGTCCATAAGCATTACCAAATCTTCATCAAAATATTCTTTCAAGTCCTTATGAACAGCAAGAATAGAAGGTGAACTCAATGTATTAACACCCTCTAGTAACCTGTCATTATATACAGGAAACTTTGGATTGTAATGACTCCTACCATCATCTATAGTATGAGCAAACCCAGTCACAGCCCATTTTACACCCTTAGTAAATGCTCTGTCAAGTTCTTCCGTTAGATTCTTAGTAAGAATAATATCATCTGAAAACAATACCTTTAGGATATCACCATCAGCACATAGCATTGCATTATTAGTATTACTACTAATATTCCCAAGAGATGAATCATTTTTTACGTAATTTATTTCAAACAGGTCAGCATATTCTTCACACGCCTTTAGTATTTTATTAGACTTACTATGGTCAGAGATCCAAACGTTAAAATTCTTATTAGTCTGATGCTCTAGTGCAAAGAATATATCAAAGAGATACTGTTGACACTTTGCATTCCCATCATGGGTGGGTATACAATAACTTACCTTCATAGATCTAACACTACTTCATAAGGTTGACATGCATAACTTCTAAGTGCATTTCTAATCTCAAGAGGCACACTTTCATGTATGTACCAATCTTCCATACAACAAGGACCATTATGTATCTGGAACCCTACTAGATCATACCCATGCTTTGAAAATATATCACGGTGTCCTGCAGTATCACCCCACTGACGATACATATCATGCTCGTAGGTAATACAATTGAATGATAACTTATCCAATGGAAACTTCTTTAGTACATCTAAAGTAACTTCTGGTGGTTCAAGGTCAAATGACAGGTAGTCCATGTGATATGGTAAGTCAAACTTATCACATGCTGCAACATAATCTACTACATTAGCATCGTCAACAAACAAATGCGTATTGGGTCTCTGACCCATCCACATCTTACATAACTCCTCATCTAATTCAACAGAAAATCCCCTCCAGTTGTACTCCTTCTCTAGTAACCAAGTGTTGTTACCTATGAATGGTTGAGCACCACCTATCTCTATGAATGTTCCATCTCTCTTTGCATCATTGACAACCAATGCAAATATGTCTTGCCATACTTGAGAGTAATTCTTCTTCAGACCTATCATTCCTTCAGGTTTTACCTTCAGAAACTCATAGTCTTTCTTTGTGTAATTAGTTTGATTGGATCCGTGCAGTGGCATTGTTCACTTCCTCCATAATTTTACGGGTTAGCCTAGGTACTACATCATTATCACTATGAAACTTCTTAGCAATCTCATAGTTGTGCTCAATAGCATCCTTCCTCCAGTCATATGCATCTGCATCTAACTTCTTAATGATTAGTTCTAACTCATCAAGATCTTGAAAAGTTATAACACCATCCATGTGAAACCAATCACCAAGATTAGGACAACCATAGTATATTGGTACAGTCTTGGAGGCAAAACAATCTATAATTTTCTCAGTAAAATAATTTTTTTGTCTGGAATTTTCTGCTGCTATATGAAACTTTGGTGACTCAAAGAAATCATTTCTTCTTTGATGAAATGGTGGAGATAAGTGTGAATAGTATTGAAGACCGTTAGATACATCAACTCTTTTCAACATATCATTGATCTGTAGTCGTAACTGATGTCCTACACTCTGACTCTTGTTACTAGTAACAAAGGAAACGTTATTCTTCTTTGCAATCTTTAGATCTTTGAAGTCTAACCAACTAGATCCCCACTCAAATAATTCTGCAGTTGGATACTTATCCAATATAGACTGTGTAAATGTGTATATCTTATCAAACTTATATGCATTCTTCAACGCACCTTCACTTACGGTAGGTAAGATTGCTAAAGGTTCTGCTAGAAATAATATCTTATAGTCTGCATCCTTATCGTATGTAAGATTGTCAATAGAAATACTGACCGTACAATCAAAATCCAATCCTTGATCGCCCCAAGGGTTCCACCATAGTGGATATATTTTCGCTGGTTTCATCGTATATCTTGAAAATGATAATGGAATCCAAAGGTTTCAATACCTTTATGTTCAGGACACTCTACCTCTTTACTGAAGTGAGCCGCCACACTGACGGGAGCATACACACATCCTTGTTCCGTGAAGATGTGTCTGTTGTGGCAGCATATGTTCCCGTCTTCATTATATAGTCCAGCATTCTGATGTTTATAAAATGTACCTTCGTTTACTTCCCAAGGGACGGTGACTTTACTGGGGACATCGAGTAACTTTTTGGAGCGTAAGGAAAATCCCCCATTGCCAACTCGTTGGTTCTTGCCCCACGGGTCGAGGTACGCTGTTGGGTCGTCTCTCCACGGTGCTCCGATGTAGTCGTACTGTAACCACGAACTATCCCAAAGGTGAGGTCGAATAACATAACCATCAGGATGGATAAGAAGGCAGTGCGAGGACTGAATATGATTGCTAAGGTTATATAAACAATAAAAATTGAAATCATTGATGCTTTGAATAGGATAAGTTTTTTCATAGACAACCTGATCACATAAACCATCAGGTTTTTTACTACCAAGGAATTTGGCAGCACCCCATTCTATTGCCTCACATGATTTATTTATTGCGTAGACTGCATCTGGAAGGTCTAAATCTGCCAGTATTAATAGGGTAACTTCAGGTATTTTTAGCATGGTTTACCGCCCTATTGAACACTGTATACAAGTCTAACAGATTCTCATCTAAATTTCTAGACTTTATAAACAAATCATCATGTTCTGCAAGCATAGTCTTATTGACATCAGCATAATCATCCACCCATAGTATAGGATAATCTTTATAGCACTCCTGTAAGTATGGATTCTTCTTCATGATAGGTACTCTCTTCAGAGATAAGACTTCCCA